TAGTCATTACTAATCTTAAACTCACCACCCTTCGTTTCTATTTCCCTGTTCCATCTAATACGATTTACTATAGCCCAATGTGAATAATGATTCCTACCTGTTGCTATAGCTTCCAGTGTATATTCCTCAAACTTTTCCCACACTTGAGGATTCTCTTTATGCCATCCCCACCACTTCTTTTTTCTTTCCTCTAGCTGTTCCTTTAGTTGTTCTTCAAGCATCATCATCTTCACCTTTCTTTTGATAAAATTCTTTTATAGTCCAATAAAGATTTTCCCAACCGAAACCAAAACTCCAATCCAAATTTTCTTGGCAATGAATCAGCACTTCCATACATTCATCATCCGTAAGGGTTCTTTCAAGACCTATATCTTTTGAGGCTTTTTTTACATCGTCAATGCACCATATTAAAGCTATTGAATTTTCAGATGTGTAGTTTCCGTAATCATCGTAAGTTATTACTTTACTCATTCTCTTTCTCCTTAAATAAATTTACAAAATGTTCAGCATCCACTACCACTAATGGCTTGCTCCTGTTTCTCTTAATGACCAACAATGGCTCATATCCCTTGCAGTTTTCCTTTGCTTGCTCATATGATTGCCAAACATTGACTCTCTCTTGATTCTTGCATTCTATTGAATAAGGGAAACGATCTCTTGATTGCTTACCCATAATGATATCTTCACCTTGAGAACCCATCGGTCTACTTTCTAGATCATCCTCATCCAAACTTAAAGCATCCACTAACAACCTAGTAAACCATTGTTGTAGTTTTCTACCTTTTGCTTTTGCGCTTTGTGTTTTCATCTATCACCTCAAGGTTAGTGTTATTTGTTTGTTTACGCCAACAATACTGCTGTCGGCTCTGTAGCCCAATAAATATAGTAGACTGGTAAATATTAATTTTTGAAAGAGTAAAGAACACTGGTGTTGGTAATACCGCAGTTGGTTAAAAGGGTATGTTGTCAAAAAACTCATCTTGTCTTTTATCCAGTATATCATCTACTTGCTTTAATAATTCTTTCTCAGTTCCGTAGGCTTCTTCAAATCTTTTTTTATAGGGATGTCTGCTAATGGGTTCTTTTCCACTGCCCATTCGGTGATGCTCAAAACAAAGGGGCAACACTTTTAGGTGCGCCCCTTCTTTTGTCTTGCCTTCGGTGTGATGTATTTCCGATGGCGAATAAAGACCCTTGTTTCTACAGACGATGCAACCAATCTCTGCAACCCTACCCATATGGTCTAGTTCTGCTTGGTTCGGCACTCTGCCTTTAAGCCCCATATCTTTTTCTTTCCTCTCTAGCATTAACCATTTTCGTTCTCCATTCCTCGAATCCAATCTCTAATGACTTTAAATTAATCTTTAAAGCAGAGAGTGTACCCTTAGCAACACCAACCTTTAGTCTTGCTAGATATAGTTCTTGCTGTGATTCAGCCCAAGTTTCCTGAGCAGAAGATGTTTTCATGCCATCTGATAATGCTTGCATCTTTAATGTCGCATGAAGCTTCTTAACCTCTGCCTCACATTTAAAGACTTCATACTCGGTTTTCTCTATGACAGGTGCAATGTCTCTAATCTTTTGCATCCATGATTCTTCAATCTCAACCATTGTTATACCTCCTTGCTTTAATATTTGATTAAAATGCTACCGCTATAACAGATCAAGCATCCCATAATAATAAACAGTAAAGACATGAATGACTGGAAGCTTGCGACAGTTGGATCAGAGGAAAACATATTGTTAAAGAATCCCAATATATCTATTGAATAAAGATCATTCTTCAATGGCATAGATGCCAAATCTAAAAGCACCCAACCGCTTGTGAATACAAACATTCCTAGTAAAAATATAAATAAACCTAACGCTTTCATTTCTTTCTCCTAATTAAGCTGAGGGGATTATTCCCCTCAACCCACACATAAGCCGTTCCAACAACACGCAAACATTTTTCTTCTCGGCTCATTATGTCTTTGAATTTTCAATTAGTTTTTCCAAATACCACTTCGCTTTCATTAAATCTTGTTTGGGATTCTCTTTGTGTTTTGTTTTGTGCCTAAGAACATATTTAACGATGTTCCCTTCGCACCAACCGAGATCATTAGAGATTATAAAGTCAGTGACCTCTATCCCCTTCTTGTAATAAGAGGGGCTAATCTTCTCAGATTCTTCCCACTCTTTTTTTCTCCATATCTTAGTCATGGTAGCCTTATACTGGTGTTCTCACTATTGGCAACCCTACTTTCTAGTTGCTCTACATACATTTCTAGTTCTGCAATTCTTCCTGAAATCATCTCATCTATTTCATCTTCAAAGTTATTGATCTTTGATATCAAGCTGTCTTTCTCCATTTCTGTTAATGGTTCTGCTTGTATCATCTGTTTTACGTTTCCTAGTATTTGTTTGTATCCTTCGTAATTAATCATGGGTTCTCCCGCATTTGCTTTGTTTGTTAAATATTTTTTTTTAGACTGGTAAATTATTTTCTGTACTTCAAATAATGTATTTTGTGGAAAATCTGTTTTGCCATATCTTCTGTGTATGGCTTTTGCCCTAAATGAATTCTTTCATCATCTGACATCAGCTTCCATTGTGCATAATTATAGTCGTAAGACTTCTCTTTATCGTATTCAAAAACCTCTAATGGTGACATTTTTACCCCTCATTGTTTATATATGTGGTTTCGCTTTTAAGACTTAAACCACAAAAGAGTCTTCATCATTTGGGGGGATGATTTAAAAAGGTATATCATCATCATTGAAATCAGGCTCAGGCTCAGGCTCAGGTTTCTTCTGCTCTTGAGGTAAATCAAGTCTTGCATACTTATACTCATTGCCATTCTTAGAGACTCTATTCCATAGAGCCACCCTTACTTCAACGTCTTCAGCCTTCTTTTCTCTTAGTCGCCCCACTAAGGATTTCAACAATTCCTTTGTGAGAGTGACCTTTCCAGTCCAATCAGGCTGTTTGTCGTTTGCTTTATAGTTGTTTGTGTAAATCTGTCCATCAGATTGTAGTTTATCGTCATATGCCATTGTTATTCCTCCGTTTGGCTAATGGTTTTTTCAGGTAATGTATCTGCATATTTGCTGATAGCATCGTTTAATTTATCCCTACGCTCAGGGAAAAATATCTTTAAGTCAGAGAAGCCTTGTGCATTTGCTTTCATAAAAGATCGCAGTTCCTCTTTTGACTGATTCAAAGTCATTGTTTTCTCAGTTGCCTCTATGAAAGCATCAGCCCATTCTTCGGTCTTCGTATCATCTGCCTTTGGTTCAGGCTTTGATACTTCTTTGGGTTCTTCTTTCTTTGGTTGCTTCTTTGCTTTAGGCTGTTCATCTTTCTCCTCATCGGGGAGGTGATCGTCAAACTGTGTAAACACCTTCATGCCTAAGCCAAACATGGCTAAGTTTTTAACAAGGCATCTCATTCTATTATCGTTTACTTGCCTAGCATTTGGATTGACTACAGCATTATTCTTATAGTCCATTATTGGAAGTATCATGCTTCTAACGTGGCTATCTATCTTTATCTGTGTCGCTACCTCAGTAGTTCCATCGGGTAAAGTCCTGTATGGAACACCCTCAAAATCAACAAAGGTGTAGGTTGCTTGAGGATACTCGCTCATCAACAACATCCATGCTCTGCTCCAAGAGAGATAAGTTAAGTTCATCTTCTCCTCTGTATGTTTGGATACATCTAAGTTGTAGAGTGTCTCCCATATATCTTTGAATTCTAGTTCATCCATTTGTTTTCTCCATATTTTTTACTTTGTTTATAAAATCTATTTGCTCATTCTTTATGTCTAATGGGTTTCCACCATTGAGTTCCTTCGCATAACCTTCGTAATATCTATCCTCTGCCTCACCCAAACTATCAGCCTCTACTTCATAGGCATATTCGCATGTTGCATATGTTCTAACGACAAACTTCACCCTTCTTCCTCCTTAAATTGATTACAAAACTGTGAAACACCGCAATAGCTTTCACACCTAGTTGAAACACCTTTAGCAATTTCAACACTTAAACCTTTGGTATCCTTTTGTTTTTCTAGATACTCGTCTGCTTCTTCCTGTGAGTGCAACACCCTTACTGCTGACTTCCTTCCTTTCTTCATAACTCTGTATGTGTCGCCCTTCTTCCACCTCTCAGCATCACTGCATGGAGGCAAGACTTTATTGATTAAGAATTCTGCTTCAGACTTTTGATGTAAGTCCACCCTCTCCTCAATGAAGGCTTCTTGTTTCTCTTTATCCCAAAGGGGTATAGGTATAACTGAGACTGGTGATATTGGATAGTTGCCACCGCTTCTTTGATATTGAAACTTGCTCCAGTCTCTAGCGATAGCAATCACATTTAATCCTTTAACATGCACACCACGCTCCATTCTATTGAGCCAAGCATAACAGTTAAGTTGTTGCTCCCATTCAGGCTTGCCATCTGTGAGTGCAGAAACAATGCTCCATGCGGAAGTAACCTTATAGTCTTTTAGAATGCCCTCTGAGACTGAAATGCTGTCTGTCTGACCGCTTATCTTCCACCCTTTGATA